CGGGGCCCTCTTTGTCACAATCTTAATCGATTGTGGCTGCGTTTAAAAGACGCAACTAGATTTTGTCACAGCAACTGTGACTTGATCTCATCAATAACCGAAGTTTTTGGAGAGACCAATGATACCACGTACCCGCACACTAGATCAAACAGGCCTTTCGAGTTCTAGTCGTACACTTTCGTACGGCATCTCGTGTTCCACTGATACGACTACCGTTTCCGGTAGCCGTTATGGAACTTACAGGACCATGAATGATTTTGTGCATCCGGGTTTTCGTGCTTTATCTCGAAAGGGGAAGATTTTCAATTCCCCGATGTCTCGAGTGCGTAACACCTTCACTTATTCCGCCACTGGTTATGAGCATCAGTACGCTAACGCGGACTGTGCCACATATCAATGGGGGACCTGGAAGGATTCGTACACCAACTTGTTAGCTTGGCGCGCTGGAGCTTTGAGTCTTGCGACTCCTGGCTCTTCGCTACCAACTGACGAGCTTGTTACCGACGTGGCAACTCGTTGCCGTGCTGGTATCAAGGACCCCAACGTTCAGGGAATGGTGTTTGTTGCAGAATTGCGACAGACCCTCTCTATGCTCCGAAATCCAATTCGTGCCGCAACTGACCTCCTTCAAAGGGGGAAAGGCGTTAACGGTAAGGATGTCGGTGGTGCCGCTGGGTCTCAGTATTTAACTTATGTGTTTGGACTTCGTCCTCTCATGTTAGATATTGAAGGTATTATTGATGCGTTGGTACAACGAACGTACGATAGGGAAACCTCTCGTGCTTATGCAAGCGACTCGCTCGACTCGACATCAAATGTGCTTCTTCATCAAGGTAGCCTTATGACTGCCTACATGGAGTACACACTTAATGAAAAAGTAGAAGTTAGAGCAGGAACATTGTACGCCTTCTCTGGGCGTTCGATGTCTGACAACCTGGGTGTCTCGCTAAGAGATATTCCGGCTGCAGCCTGGGAGTTACTCCCCTGGTCCTTTGTCGTTGACTGGTTTACGAACGTTGGTCATTTGATCAGCGCTCTTACGGCCAGCTGTACCAATGAGATCCTCGCTGAGTGGGTTTCAACCAAAACGACCGTAACTGTAACCCGTCGTGTTTCTTCGACGGTACTGGTTCCGGGATCGGGTTGGGTTATTAACCGACAGTGCGGGGACAGGGACATGGCTGTGTATGAGACTTACAGCCGTGAACCTGCAAACCTCGGAGGGTTGATGGGTCTTACGTTTAATTTTACATTAGACAGGACTCCTATACTTTCCGCAATTAGTCTTTTACTCCAGCAGCTCGCGCTGCGACAACCTAAAGGAAGATGACAAAATGTCACTAACCATAAGCACCAAAACATACAGCCAAGATCGTATTGCCCCTGATGCAGTTTCCTATGCCGGCCCGGCAAACACCCTCAGTTCGAAAGATATTGTCGAACTGAAGCGTGTTTATCCGAAGCCTGTTAAGGATTTCGCGGGGGTGGCACGCCCGTCTATTAAGACGACTCGCACCTGCACTCTGGCTGACGGTGTTACAAAGGTCGATGCTATCCTTATGACTAGCGGTTCTCTGCCAGTCGGTATTTCGGATGCAGACGCCTCAAGTCTCATTGCTGACCACCTGAGTATGCTGACGTTGGAAAACGCCGGTACTACAAAGGTGATTAAGAACCTCGACATTACATACTAACGTATGGATCGGCGAGAATTTCTTCTATTGGTCGTGGCCTTAACGGCCATTTCCTCTAGTGCAATGAAATTTATGGAGAATCGCAATGAAACCCCAGAACCGTCTGTTACGCAATCGCAAAACACGGGTAAGCAATCCGTTCAAGTTTCTGAGCGGGTTAGCCGACCAGTTAGCGAGGTCCCATAAGATTCAAGACGACCCGCTTGTGGCCAAATTACTTGGTCACTTGCGCTCCCGATCCTTTGGGAGGGCCGTCGAAGTAGCTGGTACCATCAGTTCACAGCAGTATGCTGATGCGCATATGCATTATGCCATGAACCAGCTAGCAACGCTTGTCAGCAAGGTTCCTTTCGAGGATCCCCTGCTTGATCCCGAGTCTGCCGCTTGGAAGAAATTCCTCGCAGCAGAACACTCCTGTAAACGAATCAATCAGCGCTTGCGCGCTGAAAGACGAGTTGGAAGGGAGCGCTATAGCTCATTGCGAGCTGTAGCTAGGGCGTGGATCGTTCGGGTAATAGGGCTTACACCCGATTTGCCTAAGATCTATGATGGTTGTGATTTTGGACCTGGCAGTAGTTTGGGAGTTCACGGCGAAGCCACTCACAAAGCCGCAAAGCTTTGTGCAGATCGCTGGACCGTGACCCCACTTGCTGCCGAATACGCCAGAGCTGCAATGGTAGGTGACTACCATATCTGGGAGCTTCTGCAACAGAAGTTTCCTTTTTGTGTTGATCCTGAAATTTTCTTCAGGGAATTCCAACACAAATGCGAGGGTGTGTTATCTAACAAAATAATAATGGTTCCAAAGACAGCGAAAGTTCATCGAACAATCGCGATAGAACCACTCCTGAACGGTTATGTCCAGAAGGGCGTAGATCTTTGCCTGAAAAACAGGCTCGCCCGTTTTGGTCTGGATTTGACTAACCAGGAACGCAACCAAGCGCTTGCGCGTATTGGTAGCGAAGGTGGTTTTAACCCATGGGTCAGTATTGACCTGAAGTCGGCTTCTGATACGATCTCAACCGAGGTCGTTAGGGACTTGCTTCCCCCTGATTGGTTTTCCTTTCTAAATGCTTTACGTAGTCCCAAGTACGAGAGTGCTTGGGGTAACGGTGTTTATGAAAAGTTTACAAGTATGGGTAATGGGTTCTGCTTCCCGCTGGAGACGCTTATTTTTGCGTCGCTAGCCTACGCTGTGGGTACCGAAACCGGAGACACTGACTTCTGTGTTTATGGTGACGATATCCTAGTACATCAGCGTGCAGCCCTCTATTTACTTGAAATCCTGAAGTACATGGGATTTCAAGCGAACACAGATAAGACCTTTATTATAGGGCCTTTTCGAGAGAGCTGTGGAGCAGATTTCTTTGAAGGTGTTAATGTACGCCCATACGTCTTAGACTTTATCCCTGAATCAGATAGGGATGTGTATAAGATAGCAAATGGTCTACGGCATAACTCATTCTACTCCGATTTCGGAGTTTGGGAGTATGTCGTTTCTTACGTTCCTTTTGAGGAACGCTTGATGAGACCTTATGCTGGTCCTGATGATACTGCTCTAAGCGTAACGCTCGACGTCTTTATGACGTCTCGTCACGCCCAGTGGTGCCATGCAATTCAGGATTGGACTTGGAAGGAGTACGCCGACGTCGGTATTGCCGATGACAGACGTCCTCCAGACTCGGTCCAAATGTATGGGTTGCTCAGGGGTCAACGGTCGAATAGACAATCGATACCTGAGTTCACCTTTCGTCGCAAGACGAGAACCATCACTCGAGCTGTTCCGAGTGATCCACAGCCGCTAAAGACTCGCGGCTGTGTTTAAACTAACCTAGTC